TTTAGTTTTAGAAGAAAGTGATATATTATACTTACAAGCAAATGCTGCTAATCAAGTTCATGTTACAGTATCTGCTTTAGAAATTACAAAAGGAGATCTCTAATCGATTTACATTCTTTATTTATTACCCCCGTTTTTTCTATAAATTTAGCAGGGTATGAAGATCTTGTGAAAGAAATTAAATCTTTACAACAACAAGAACCTCAAACTATTAAGGGAAAAAGCACAAAAGGAGGATGGCATAGTCATGATTATCTTCATGAAGATAAAAGATTTAGTACATTAAAATCAGAAATTGTTAATTTGTCGCAAGAAGCAATGAATCATTTATCAGTTGAAGATTATATGATTCCGTCTATGACAGGCATGTGGGCCGTGGTCAATGGTCCAGGAAGCAGTAATCGTCTTCATAATCACCCTTATAATTATCTCTCAGGCGTCTTTTATTTACAAGTACCCCCTAAGAGTGGCGCTCTTGTTTTTCATGATCCTAGACCTCAATCTGAGGTATTATCCCCACCAAAAAAGCGTGGTGAAACTATATATACCAGTAGCCGTGTTTCATGGAATCCTAAACAAAATGATTTACTTTTTTTTCCGTCATGGCTAAATCATGAAGTAGAAGAAAATAATTCCAATGAAGAGAGAATTATATTAAGTTTTAACCTAGAATTAAAAAGGAGAATGAATGCCTAAAATTATAGAAGAAGCCGAGCAAATAGGAACTATTACTCTTGATGATGGTAGAGTAGTCCCTCATATGAAATGTAAATCAGAAACATTAATAATAAATACAAAGACGGGTCATGAATACTCTTCTGAAGAAGAAGTAAAAAATGATATTAATAATCCTGAGACGGAGACTAAAGAAGAACATATTAGACGTGATGTGAAAATATTTGCGCCATCTTTAAGAGATATGTTAGGAGAAGCTGCTGAGTAAAGTTTTCATAGAAGAAGATTTTTTTCCTTTAAATATTTACAAGGAGATAGTTCAACAAATGATATCTGTTAATTATTCTCCACCTTCTTCTAAACAAATAAAATCACTTAAAGGAAGTTACTGGCATACACATACCATACCAAATAACTGCGATGTTCAAAATCAAATAAAAAAATTAATTGGTAAAAAGTTTAAGTTTGATGTTTTAAATTTTTCAAACTCTGTGTACACCATGGTTGGTGCGAATGATGTTCCAAGGCCACACATAGATAAAAGTGAAAAAGTAAAATATCAATGTTTAATTTTTATGCACGGAGAAGAATCAACAAACAACGGCACAGGTTTTTATACTATTAATAAATTAAAAGAACTTGAACTAAGTATTCATGTAGGTTTTAAATGTAATAGAGCTATTTTTTTCTCATCGGATGTTTATCACACTCCACTTCAATGGGCTGGTAATGGCTCTTTTAGATACTCAATTTGTAACTTTTTTACTTAAGCACTACAAGCTTCACATTCCAGATCAGTAGAATTACCCTCCAACATTACTTGTTCATGAGAAGTATTATGACAACTACACCCTTTTAGATGTTCTGATAAAGTTTTTTCTAATTTCTCTTTTTCTCTTTCTACTGTTAATAAACGTTCATGATAGCGACTCACCTTATCAGCAAGGGTAGCTATAGCTTTCAATACTTCTTGATTTTCCATAATTTCTCCTGATTTATAATTTTTGGGTGAGAACCAATTTAAACACATCGTTGATTTAAATCAAGTTGATTAATTTCAAATTATGATAATTGTTTTCTTGACAGAAAATTTGTGTTATGAAAGTGATAGAAAAAAGAATGAAAGCACAAACAAATGTATTTGGTAGAATGGTTAAAAGATATGATATGCCTTTAGAGGCTATTGACGATTTAAATCATAAATATGAAGAGCATAAAAAAAATCTTAATTCTTTCGGTCCAAGATTAGCAGGAAGATTAGATTCTGAACTTGAGTTCACACATCATATTGGTAAAACCAAAATATCTAAAAACATAGTTGATTGTATGAATGATTACATTGAAACACTAGAAAAAATAAATTTATATAAAGGAAATAAAGAATTAGAAATTTTAAGTTGTTGGATAAATGATATGAAAGAAGGAGAATACAATCCCCCTCACACTCATCATGATAATACTGGTTGGTCTAGTGTAATGTTTTTAAAAGTACCAGAATTTATTAATGATGTAAAAGATCCACATAAATTTAGAGATGGACAATTAGGTTTTACATCCGTTGATGGTACAAACATGACTTGGATGGAACCTGAAGTAGGACATTTTTATATATTTGAAGCATGTCATCAACATTGTGTTATGCCATTTAAAACTAAGATAAAAGGAAAAATTAGAAGATCAATGTCTTTTAATTTTATAGAACGTGTTTGATAAAAAAATTACATTTTGCGCAATTAATAAAGATATGCTTGATGTATGGCCACATCCTAAGCCAGCGTCAAGATTTATTCCTGATGAATATAAAAAATTAGAAAGACATTATGAAGGTAATATTCATAATCCAACGTTAAAAACATGTATACCTTTTTTAGACTCAATGACTGCTGGTTATATAATACCTTTTGATCAAGATTATGTGGTAGATTCTATTGAAGATGATTTTTCTGTAACTCCAGCAAGTAGAAAAGAAGAGGATTTTGGTTTTCATAATCAAACACAATTACCTTCTTCTTGGAAAAAAGTAGCAGGTAAACATGCAGGTAAATTTCATAATAAATGGTTAATTAAAACACCTCCAGGGTATAGCTGTTTATTTATTAAACCTATGAATAGATTAGAACCTAGATTTGAAATAATAGCAGGGATAGTGGATACTGACACATATATAAATACAATTAACTTTCCTTTTATTTTACACAAAAGAAATGAACAGTTTGTAATAAATAAAGGTGAACCTATGGTTCAAGTAATCCCTTTTAAAAGAGAATCTTGGAAAATATGGTCTGGTTTCTATATGGAAAAACTTCACGCAAAAACATTAAATATATTAAATAGTGTGTGGATTGATAAGTATAAAAAAATATTTTGGAAGAAAAAAAGTTTTAAATAATTACGAATAATTTGAATCGTAATCAATCCAACTTTTGCCAGCTGCATTTGTAGTATCATTTTCAGTGTCAGATTTAAGTACGGCACTATAATCCGCTTCTGCTTGTTCTATTTGACCTTTTCTTGTTTCTGCCCATGTTAATAAATTAGCAATAGTAGTTGATCCTACGGAATCACTTGTAGCAGATAAGGTAGTATTACCAGTCATGTTGCCAGTAGCAGGATCTTTACTTTGTATTTCATTCTGTCCTGTTAAGCTATTCCAAATAACTGCGTGAATAGTGTTTGGACACCAAGCATCTACCCAATTTTTACCTTTATCAGCCCATTTAATGCCAAAGTCATTATCAACTAAAATTCTATCTCCATTTAATATTACTATTTGTGTTGCCATCAATATCTCCTAGTGCTTTATAATATAGTTAACCACCACATATGGTGAGAATGAATTTGTTCCTGCTGCTGTAACAGCACCAGTTAAACTTGTAGTAATATTACCTGTTAAAGTTCCAGATAAAGTATGAGAGTGATTATGTCCAGTTCCTGAACCAGTGTTATCTGCAACGTCATTAGTAAAACCATCGTTGAAAACTATTGATCGACCAATTGCTACATTGTTTCCACCGCCAGCTCCTCTTATGTAATTACTACCAGCAGCGTGTGTGTGACTTGCAAGTTGAGCAGTTGTTAATGATGTATTATCAATACTTCCTGTTACAGTAACAGTTTGGTTTGTTGCATTTGTTGCCGCTTGGTTGTTTGTAACAGCAACTGTAACTGTATTTGCACCGCCGGTTCCTGCCATATTATAAGTATTACCATCATAACCTTGTGGCATTTTACCTTGTAATTGAGGAACGTTGAAAGTTGTTGATCCATTTCCTGCACCATAAGTAGTAGAAATTACAGCAAATAAATCTGCATAATCAGTTCTTGAAATAGCAGAGCCATCACAAAGAACATAACCCGCAGGTGCTGTTGCTTTTGTCCAAGGCTTAATTGCGCCTACTTCACTTCTGTTTGTTATATCCTGTAAGTTAGCCATTAGTCGTTATATTTCAACCTCCACCCATTTGTTGAATCGTAATATACCAGAGCTATACCAGCATTGTTAGTGCTAATTGTTAGATCTGATGCTGCACCCTGAATTTTTTCAGA